GGTTCATATCAATCTGATAATCATGCGCTAATTTCATTAGCATTTCCGCTTTTTCTTGGTATGACCCTCGACGAAGCGTGTGTTCTGTTTTTAGAAGATTGAAAAACGCGACGTCTGGCGCGACTTGCATTTCCTCTAAATAATTTTTATATGGGGCAATCGACTTATCAATGGTTTTAGCAAAGTTAGCCGCTGATTTATACTGCTCTATCCCTCTGTGGAACTGTTCTTCACGCTCTATGATATGCTTCTGTACAGTTTCTGGCAACTTTTCTAACTCGGCTGCCGCTTCGGCTTTCCATGATTTCCAAGGAGAGCGTTCAGGAGGCGGTGCTTTTACTGTTTCTTCAGGTTCGCTTGTAGATGTTGATTCTTCAAGTTTATCCAGCTCACGCCCAATAATATCATGGGTAGATTGACTTTCTTCTTCTACTGCAACTTCTTCAACTGAGTCTTCAGTCGTCGTTTCTTCGCTCATTTGGAGTCCTTAGTTAGTTTATTCTTGCGGCAATTTCTTGTCGCAACGTTTCTTTTTTACGCTTTTGCGCAAAATGGTCTACTTTGGGCGTCATGTCCTCGTTACCGACTTCACTGCACCCATTGTTCTTTAAATGCCTACGATGCTGACCTCTATCAGAAATCATACTGCCATCAATTTGTGACCTATAAGGTGCAAACTCGGCGTGTACAAAAGACGCTGAAATAACTCGCGTCATTATCGTGTCGCAACACTCCGGCAAATTGTCATAGTCTGCCAGCTTTCTAAAGATGTCTTGCGTTGCTCCGCATTCTTTACATTTGACTTCGTACAGCGGCATTACGCGGCATCCTCTGTCCACTCAATGCCTAGATACAAACTAGCGCCAGATGGTACGGCTTGCCCGTTAAAATTAATTGCTAAAGACTCTGAAGTGCCTCTAAGAACGATAGCTTTGTCATTACGAACGCCAAACTCGTAAGATGACGGCAGTGCTGCCGCGCCCGGCGTTGCGCTAGCGGATAAGTACGTTTTATGGGCTTCTATTGCAATGCCAGTGCCTAAGGCTGAAGGGTTTGCAGTATAGAGTTTTAATGTTGCTGTTTGCGCGTCATCGGCTGAATCTGCCTGTGCAGCGGTCACGTTAGTTGATGTACCTGCGGTGTTAGCAACGGTGCGCTTAATAATGTAATGGTCATATATGGATGCTGTCGTAGCCGTACCCACAATCTCCACTTTTGTCACGCGAATAATTTTTGTTGCAGAACCAGATATTACAAGCACGTCTGTAGCGGTTGCCACAGGTGTAATGTCCTGCGCAACATATCGAAAAGTGGCGCGTGTACCGTTGGTGCTTATGCCTACAACGTTGCCGTCGGCTCTTGCAGCGACTGGAACACCAGTGCTACTGACAGCGGATATAATTTCGTACCCCATTTTAATCTCCAATCATAATAGTAAAAGTATGGCTTCTTCGTCGTCACGCTCGTCTTCAAGCATTTGCGCGATAGCAAGCTCTAATTCAGCCTTTTCGGTTTCCATGCGGAGGATTGCTTCATAATCCTCAACAAAAGCGCTCGGTTCTTCTTCAACTTTAGGTGCAGCCTTAGCTTTTGGTTTAGGCTCTCCGGTCACTGCTTCAACGGCATCTTCAATTGCTTTCTTAACATCAGCGCTGTTGTTTTTATATTCTTTTTTCTTGGCTTTTATGCCACCACGAGATTCTACAATAACAACGGGTGTAGGCGTTTCACTACTTAATATTGCAGCAAACGGTACCTCAGCAAAAGCAGATAAACCAAACATTACACTTTTACAAAATTAAAGGCCTCTTGAAAAGGCGTTAAATCTTCGTCTGTCCAAAAGTCTTTACTTAGCATGATTTCTAAATGTTCTTTGTTTCTTTTCACCGTATCTGCCCAGTTAGTAGCAGATTGGTTGTCTACGTTCCCTGCTAAAATAAGATTTACAGAGTCCATAGCCGCTAAATAGTGTTTTGTGATTTGTTCTGGTGTGTTCATTTGTCTATCCTCTTAACTTTATAATTAAACCACTTGTGTTTGCTCAACCCAAGATACAGTTGGCTCATCCCAGTAATAGCGTTTGTCATCTTGCGGATAAGGCACAGGCGGTTGCCATGACATGGTGTCAATGTCGCCTACCCAAGATGGGTAAGGTTTTCTTGCTTGATGTTCGGCTTGCTTATCTGCATCAAATTCAGTTTGTGATAACACTTTTAAAACGCCAACAAGGCTTGTATCTGCGTCATCATCACACGTTCCATAGAGCAGTGGTGCTGTGCTAAGTGAACCATCAGGATTTGATGCAATAGGAAAATCAGATTCGTTTTGAAAGATAAACTGAAATCCCTTTACATTTGGGAGTGCCGGTCCTGTACGCATTGGTGCTTCTGTGCAAAGAATACCTGTATCTGCGTCAATGTTTGTGATTTGTATGTACATAATGGTTTCCTGTTTTGTTATGCGAGTACTCTGCGAACGGCTCTGACGTAGAGACTCTCGGACTTATTAGTGCTGGTCTGAAATCCATTGTAGAAGTCCTGTAACCATGTGTAGAGAGCAGTGCTATCAGTAGACGACCAATAGGCGTCAGAAACAAACGCATTTGTTTCACCCGTTCTAAAGCCAATACCCGCGCTTGTTTGAGCTGGTGAACCACTTGTGTAGTTTGTGCTAATCGGCTCTGGTGATACCGCATTAGCATTTGAACCCGTTGAAGTATTGTTATTGTCAGTAGCCGGTTTTAAGAAGTAATATAACACTTCTAGCTCGTTTTTAGCAGGTAGATACCAATCGCTATAACCCCCTATTGTTAAGCCTTCGCAAAACACTGCCGCTTGATATGAAGCTCCTAACGCGGCTAATGACGCAGAGTTTGATGGTCCATTAATGACAGACGTTATTCCCGTTGTCGTTCCAAAAACGCCCCATGCTCTACTTGCTTCACCCGATGCCTTAGGGGCAACTACTAAATTATAAAAAGTTCCTGATACATTTATTCTTCCAGCATAAAAACCACCCCCATAAGCACCACCTATTGTTGTTGGCGGAGGTGGTGGGCCAAAAGAACGACCATAAGCAAAGTTTTGTTGAATCCCACTCATTAGGTCAACCCCGCACCAGAAATAATCCAAGTTGTCGATGTCATTTTAAGTGCTGTTGCTGTGCCGTACTGAGCAAGTGAGCGCGTACCTGTTGTGCCTGTACCTGCTAAATACATCGTGTCTGTTGTAATAGCAATACTGACCACTTGAGAAGTCATATTAACAAAAGAAATAGCTGTGCCGATTGGGTACGCCACTGAACCATTTGCAGGGATAGTAAACGTCCGAGCATTAGCGTCAGTTGAAGGGTGGAAGATATGTTTACCTGCATCCGCAGCAACGAGTGTATAAGCCGCTGATTGGCTGTTTTGGGGAATATTGATATACCCAACGCCATTTGTCCCATCTACCGTACAAGATGACAGCGTACCGCTAGATGGTGTCCCTAAAGCGCCGCCAGTTGAGTATTTACCGTTAAACGTATTCCAATCTGTACTGGTTAAATATCCGTTAACAGTCGTAGTTGCAGCAGCCATGCTAATTGCGGGGGCTGTCCCACCGCTCGATACAACTGGTGCTGTTCCGGTTACTGAGGTGACTGTACCCCCAGAAGAAGTTGCGTTAATAGTTTGGTTTGGCCATGTTCCGGAAATAGTTACATTTGAACCTGCTACTAACGCTGGTGTAGCTGTCCCTGTGCCTCCATTAGCTACAGCAACAAGCCCTGTTACATTAGCCGCTGTACCCGTCGTGTTTTGATTCCAAGTAGGTACTGTACCACTTAGATTAGCATATGTGTACCCAGTAGCATTAGTAAGCGTACCACTAGACGGCGTGCCTAAAGGCCCTCCAGTGTATAGTGCTCGTTCAGCAGGGTAAGAAATAAAAACATCTTTAGTGCCAGCAGTGAATGTAACTAAGCTACCTGCATTACTAGATGCTAATACTGTATCTCGGCTTAAGGTATTGCCAGAAGTTGTATAAGCGCCAACCCCTACTTCCCAGTTAGCGCCTGTTTGGTCTGCTATGGTGTAATAAGTGGTGTTTGCATCACCTACTGCTGAAGAAAATGTTTGATAACCTGTAGCTGCACCAGCTAAAGTAATAGCGGCAGTGCCTGTAGAAGTTGTTGTTTCTTTAACTCTATCTGCTAAAACTAAAGCCATTATTTAACCCCTATAATTTTGCCGTTAGCGTCCCGAACAACTTGTTTTGGACGAGTTACTTGGTTGTGCATTTCAGACATTCTGTCGAGCAATGCTTGGTTTTGTTGATTTGCCATTGTCATCATTTGTGTCATGTTCATATTAACACTATCGATAACATTGCCCAGTGAGCTTGATAATAATTGACTAACTTGCGGTGTTCCTGTTTCATCAAGTTCTGTCATTGCATCCGCGTCTTTTCCTGCGTTAAGCGTTAAGACGTGTTGTTTCATGCTATTTTGAGCTTGAATCTGTGCAATAGCAATTCTAGTGTCGTTATCAAGCTGTGTTTTCCATCTATCAAACTCGAGTTTAGCTTGTTCAAGCTGATTGCTTGCTTGAAGTTTCACTTGTTCAAGCTGCATTGTCGCCTGCTCTGACTGTTGTTGTGCTTGCATCTTCATTTGGGCAATTTGCGCCTCTGCTTGGGTGCGTTGCTCGTCTTTAGTTGGGCCTTGAGGCTCTTGTGCTTTCTTAGCCGCTTGGTCAACAAACTGTTCAAGGACGCCTTCAAGCTCACGCCCTGCCTTAAATCCTCGAACACCATAAAGCAATAGCTCTCCAACTAACGGCGCTATGGCAGGGTCTTCTTTAACCGCGCCAATACCGTCTTTAATAAAGCTACTCACCGCTTGCAAAAACTCCATGCGGTTTG